ATGCGGACCAGTTGCGTTGTTTCCTGAGTTTGATCAACAACATCATTTAAATATATCTGATCAAGATCGTGAGTTGATCAATAGTTATCAACCATTGAGTGCAGATCAGTTTGAACAGAGAGGAAAGTCATTTTTAGATCATATTGATGATGTAATTCCTCAATGTAAATTTTGCCCAACCAAGGTGCAGTTTGCGGGCAAAAAAATATTTGCAGTAAGCAAAAAAATTAATTCAGTTAGTGGGTTTGATTGATATGACCACAGTATTATTAACTCTTGGAGACAGCTGGCCACAAGGCGTGGAGCTTGTGGACGGAAAACCATATGGTGCAATTCTACAAAAACAAATGGGGTTTGATGAATTTTATAACTATGGTCGTGGTGGCTCAAGTAATGAACACATGCTACAACAATTACAAAAATACGTTGATGAAGACCATCAACCCGACCACAAAACAACTGCAATTTTTTTCTTAACAAACCCACACCGTACTGCTTACTGGCCGCATGATTCAGATTTCAATGTACACGGTCATTATCGTCAACACTGGAATGAAGAAGCCAAACAAGTGTTTATGAAAACATGGTTGCATTTTCACACAGACGAAGTCACTGTGATGCGATCAAGTCTGAGTGTGTGTGCATTGCAAAAATGGTGTGAACATCGTGGTATAGAAGATTATTATTTTTCAGGATGGCAAAAATATCCTACTTGGCTGCCGTTTGTGAACACTGACAAAATATGGGCAAAAGGGCAAGAAACTGTGGCTGATTGGTTTGGTGCCCCGGATCACAACGGTGAAAATTTATATAACGTAGAAAACAATCCCTATATCCGGCCTAATGTTTGTCATCCAAACCAATTGGGTCACCAGCTTATAGCTGATCGATTGCAGGGTTGGATACAGTCTACGCAATAAATACAGGGACCAGGAGTCCCTATGGCAGAACAGCAAGACACACTATCTCAACTCAAGCAAAATCTCATTGAGTATGCACAGCTTCAACTGGGTGATCAAATCATTGACTTGGAATTGGATCCAGCACACTACGAAGCCGCGTATGCCAAAACAATTGGCACTTACCGTCAACGAGCGCAAAATGCCTATGAAGAAAGTTATAGTTTTTTCACCCTGGTCAAAGACGAAAACATCTATACGCTCCCCCAAGAAGTTATAAGTGTGCGACAATGTTTCCGTAGAACTTTTGGCGATTCAACTGGACCGTTTGCTAGTAATTTTGATCCGTTTGCACAGGCATCGTTAAACGTTTACCTCATGAACTTCAATGTAGCCGGCGGCCTTGCCACATACGACTTTTACAGTCAGTATGTTGAATTGGCAGGCCGAATGTTTGGCGCCTATTTCAATTACACCTTCAATCCTGTCACAAAGAAGTTGCAGTTAATCCGTGATCCTAAAAACACTGGAGAAGCTGTGCTGATTTGGACTTACAATTTAAAACCTGAAATCAATCTCTTGAGTGACTTCCAAATATCGCAATGGATCCGTGACTATATGGTTGCCAACTGCAAAATGATCATTGGTGAAGCTCGTGAGAAGTTTGGCACTATTGCTGGCCCACAAGGCGGTGGTACCCTAAATGGCACGGCCATGAAAGCCGAAGCACAAACTCAAATGGACGGTCTGCTTGAACAACTCAAAATGTACATAGATGGTTCACAGCCTTTGACTTGGGTTATTGGATAACACAGCATAGACACACAGTCATAAATCTGTTATAATCATCAAATGGACTTGATGATTGATCTTGAGGGCTTGGGAACAGGCCCCGACACTACTATTCTTACCATTGCTGCTCAGGCGTTTGATCCGTTTGGTACAGGCCACTATGAGCAATCTTTCTATGCTAGGGTCACACTGGAAAGCCAAGAAACTCGTAGCATACAGCAAGGCACCATAGAGTGGTGGGCTACTCAACCTGCTGTGGTGCGTGACGAAGCATTTGCTGAAGAAGACCGCATACCTCTAGACGAAGCCTTAGACGGACTAGGCCGACTAATTTGGCATGCCAAGCGTGTGTGGGCACAAGGTCCAACATACGACATGAACATCCTGGAGCATGCCTACAAAAGCTACAACAAACCCTTGCCTTGGCAGTACTACATGGTACGGGATAGCCGCACAGTGTTCAGTTTATGGCCCGAACAACCCATGCCTCCTACCACACACCATGCATTAGAAGACTGCCGCAGACAAATTGGCATGCTACAAAACACACTTAAATACCTCAACGTTCGGGAGTTAAAATGATTATTGGCATCTGTGGATTCATTGGGTCAGGCAAAGACACCATTGCTGACTATCTGGTAAATTTACATCACTTTCGCAGAGAAAGTTTTGCAAGCACACTAAAAGATGCTGTGGCACAAGTGTTTGGATGGGATAGAACCATGCTGGAAGGGCGCACAAAACAAGCCCGTGAATGGCGCGAGCGTGTGGATCCATGGTGGGCAGAGCGCCTGGGCATGCCCACACTAACACCACGTTGGATCTTGCAATACTGGGGTACAGAAGTATGCAGAGCAGGATTCCACGATGACATCTGGATTGCCAGTTTGGAAAACAAACTGCGCCACAGCCAAGATGATGTGGTGATTTCAGATTGTAGATTTCCCAACGAAATTCTAGCCATTAAAAACACCGGCGGGCGTGTGATCCGTGTGGTGCGCGGCGCCGAGCCTACATGGTATAACTCAGCTGTGAGTGTTAATCGTGGTGCTAATGGCAATTCAACCTGGGCACTGAGTCATAGAAAACTAGAAAAACTGGGGATTCATGCGTCAGAAACTGCCTGGGTAGGAACTGAGTTTGACGCTGTGTTAGATAACAATGGCACCCTAGACGACTTGTATCAGCAAGTTAAAAATCTGGTTCAAGATCGCCCTGTCGCCAAGGAAGATCGCTCTTAGACAGCTCTACTTCACAGTTTCTACAAACTGATTTGAGATTTTTGAGTCCAGTATTGTTCAAGTCTCCATCTGTGTGATACACAAAGATCTGTCCAGCATACTTGGCTTTAAATCCACAACGATCACAGCTCATTTTTTTCTTATAGCCTGCTGATTTCCAGCGTGGTTCTCTAGACTTCAGCCCTCTTCCTTTTCTAGCACAAGTCTCGCATCTTGAACGATAGTGTGTGACGTCCTCACGCTTGTAGTTTACAGCACAAGGGCGTTGATGGCAGGCTTGACAAATGGGTCTCATACGGTATTTAGCAACCAGGACCTTTGACAAAGGTATTCAAAACGGCTGTTTTTTTCAAGGTCTCTATAAATATTAGAACTTGAAAAGGATTCAACCATGGCTCTCATATCACCCGGCGTACAAGTAACAGTAATTGACGAAAGTCAGTATATTCCATCAGCAGTCAACACAGTACCATACTTTGTGATTGCCACAGCGCAGAACAAAGTTTCTGGCACTGGCGTTGGAGTAGCAGCTGGTACCACAGCGGCTAATGCTAACAAAACATATTTAATCACCAGTCAGCGTGACTTAACAGCCACATTTGGTGTGCCATTCTTCTACAACACAACCACTGGTACTCCAATCAATGGTTACGAACTTAACGAATACGGCTTGTTGGCTGCTTACAGCTCATTGGGTATTTCTAATCGTGCATATGTTCAACGTGTGGACATTGATTTAACTGAACTTACAGCCAGTTTGACTCGCCCAACAGGCACACCAGTTGACGGTGCATATTGGTTAGACACTTCCACTTCTGTGTGGGGTATCCAAGAATGGAACCAAACAACAGCCGCATTTACTGTAAAAACGCCACTATTGATTACTGACAGTGCAGATGTTGTGGAGAGCACCAGCGGTGTTACCGGACAAACAGTATACACTCCTATTAACACAGTAGGCAGTATTGGCGATTACGCTATTGTGTCACTTGGTGGTGTTGAAGCTATTTTCAACGTGGGTTGGTATAAAAATTCTAGCAACACATGGGTATCAGTTGGCAGCGAAGCATGGCAAATATCTTGGCCTACAATCCAAGGTTCTGTGACCAATCCCACACTCACAGCAGGACAAAGTATTTTTATTAATGACACTTCTGTAGCTGTGCCTGCTATTCCATCCAACACCTTGGCTGGATTTGTTGCTGCGGTTAATGCAGCAGCTATCACAGGTGTAACTGCTGCGGCTGTTAACGGAACATTTGTAATATTTGCAAATGATTTAGCAACTAACGATGGTAGCACTGCCACTGGTGGTATTGTGAGCATTGAACCCAATGCCAGTGGTGCCGCATTGTGTACTGCGCTTGGCATTCAAGCAATTGAATATTTGGCTCCAATTTTTCTGTCTGCATACAGTTATGGCGCTCCGCGCTGGAGAACTAGTGATACCACGCCAAGACCCACTGGATCTGTATGGAACAATGTTAGCCCAGCCAACAATGGCCTAGCTGTACAATTGAAACAGTACAGCGCCGCGTTGGGTGAGTGGGTGTTACAAAGTTGTCCAGCATATTTCAGCACAACTGATGCAATCAATGCATATGATCCGTCAGGTGGAGGTAGAAATATTCCAGTAGGAACACTTTGGGTGCAACCAAATGCTAACTTTGCTGAAACAACACCAATGGTTTCTCAAGGATATGAATTTTATAGACAGTGTGCTTTTGGACAAACCATAGTTACAGGCACTACAACACCTGGTGTTAATGGTGATAGTTTATTTGTAGCCGGCAATAGATTTACAATATCTGCTTCTCAAGCAGGCAGCACTACAGCTAATACTGCTACGGTTATATTAAGTGGTACCAGCATTGCTAGTTTTATTGCCGATGTCAGTGCAGCCAATATTCCTTATGTGTCTGCTAGTGTTAATTCAGCTGGTAACATTGTATTCACTCACAGTCAAGGTGGATTAATTGCATTATCAGCAGTGTCTGGATTTGGTACTCCAATTACTACTGCTGGATTCACAGTAGATACTCCTTACGTTCGATTGTCGGTCACAAATTACACAACATTGATATTATCTAATTTCTGTAGTGATCCAGAATTTGAATACACTTCTAGTTCTACTGCACCATATCAGGATCCAGCTGATGGCAGATTGTGGTACTACTCAACTCCGACCCAAGTTGATATCATGATTCAAAACAACGGTTCTTGGTTGGGTTATCAAAATGTTACCAATGATGTTCGTGGGTATGACTTGACACAAACCAATGCATCAGGACCAATTTGTGCTGCCACAGCACCTACAACACAAAATGATGTGTCATCAAGTGCTTTGGTATATGGTGACTTGTGGATCGACACTAGCGATTTAGAAAACTATCCTTTGTTGTATCGTTGGGAAGCTGTGAGTGGAGTGGATCAGTGGGTGTCAGTTGACACCACAGACCAAGTTACGCAGAATGGCGTGTTGTTTGCTGATGCTCGTTGGGCACCAAACGGCACAACAGATCCTGTTGCAGATCCAATTCCTTCTATTGTGAGTTTGCTGACCAGTAACTATTTGGATTTGGATGCACCAGATCCTGCACTATATCCACAGGGTATGCTGTTGTTCAACACACGCCGTTCAGGTTACAATGTCAAGAGCTATCAAAACAATTACTTTAATGCTACCACATTCCCTGATGACACATTGCCAGCTGTGACCAGTACCTGGCTCACAGCGTCAGGTAACAAGCAAGATGGCAGCATGTATGCAGGTCGACTGGCCCAACGTCAAATGATTGTGGCAGCAATGAGATCAGGATTGGACACCAGTTTGGGTGCTAGAGAAGACACTGCACAGTACACACTGATTGCAGCACCTGCGTATCCAGAGTTGATTCCTAACATGATTGCACTCAGCAATGAACGCAACAACACATTGTTTGTGGTTGGCGATACTCCAATGCGATTGCCAGCAACTGGCACTGACATCACAACATGGGCAACCAACAATAATGGTCTGGGCACTGTGGCTGGAGATGGACAATCTGCTACCAGCAATTATGCTGCTACTTTCTATCCAAGCTGTACAACTGTAGACTTGAGTGGTAACACAGTGGTAACAGCACCAAGTCATATGATGGTTAGAACAATCATTCGCAGCGACGAAGTTAGCTATCCATGGTTGGCACCAGCTGGTACCCGCCGCGGTGTGGTAGACAATGCCACACAAATTGGTTATATTGATGCTGCTACAGGTGAGTTCCAACCAATTGGTGTGAACCAAGGCTTGCGTGATGTACTGTACAGTTTGAATGTCAACCCAATTACATTCATTCCAGGCGTAGGTATTACCAACTTTGGTAACAAAACATCAACCACAACTACTACAGCATTGGATCGTATCAACGTTGCACGCTTGGTTGCGTTCTTGCGTGGACGCCTGGAAGAAATTGGTAAGTTGTATCTGTTTGAACCTAACGATCAGATCACACGCAATGAAATAACCAACACCTGCAACAGCTTGATGGTTGATTTGATTGCCAAACGTGCTATCTATGACTACTTGGTTGTTTGCGACTTGAGCAATAACACACCAGCTCGTATTGACCGCAACGAATTGTGGGTTGATATTGCGATTGAACCAGTTAAGGCTGTGGAGTTTATCTACATTCCTCTGCGTATCAAGAACACTGGAGACATAGCCGCAGGCCTGTAAAAATAGGGTCCTTGGACCCTATTTTTTGACCTCAAGTCTAAGATAAATAAAACTAGGAGATATATACAATGCCAAGTTCATCATTAAACAAAATGACAGTACCGCTTGCAAGCGATCAATCAGCAAGCACCCAAGGTCTGTTAATGCCAAAACTTAGATATCGCTTTAGAGTGATGTTTGAAAATTTGGGAGTTTCGACACCAACAACAGAGTTAACCAAGCAGGTTGTGAGCTTTGCTCGACCTAACCTGACGTTCGAACCAATCACATTGCCAATTTATAACTCAACATTGAAATTGGCCGGACGTCATAGCTGGGCAGACGTTGCTGTTGAGATTCGTGATGATGCATCAGGCAACGTGAGTAAGTTGATCGGCGAACAGATTCAGAAACAAATGGACTTCTTGGAAATGAGTTCAGCTGCATCTGGCATTGATTACAAGTTCTTGACCAAGTTGGAAATTCTAGACGGTGGCAACGGTGCTACTGAAGTAGTTGTATTAGAGTCGTGGGAACTGTATGGTTGCTATATTGTGAGTGCTGATTACGGCCCAATGAACTATGGTACCAACGAAGCTGTGTCAATCACTATGAATATTTCTTATGACAACGCCAACCAAGGCAATCAAGGTGGTGGCGGTATTGGTGGAGTTTTAGCTAACGCTGTAAGAACTGCTACAGGAATTGTAACAGGTGCTGGACAAGGCATCTAAGGTCTAATCAATGTCTAGCTTCGGCCAAGACTTTCTTCAAGGTTTTACTGCGACAAATAGCTTGCGTGATTACACTCACGCAAGCAAAACTTTTCGCACTAATGCCTACGAACTTAAACCCAGATTTAAGTTTCTATTTCACGTTAAGTTTTCATTGAACTACCAAGAAATACAGAAACTGACAAATGTCAAAATTTTCAATCCTGAAAATATTTCCAATCTCAGTTTGGCAGTAAAAACAGTTGACTTGCCCAAATACAATATTGACGTTGCCACATTGAATCAGTACAATCGCAAAAGAATTGTACAAACCAAAATCAATTATGAACCAGTAAACATCACATTCCACGACGATGGCGGCGACAACATTCGTGAGATGTGGTATCAGTATTATTCATACTACTACAAAGATCCAGCACAGCAATACATCAGTAATGCACCCACTTCATACGGCACACCTGGCCTAAATGCTACCAAACAAAACGGTTTCAGTTACAACAACCGAGACATTTACGAACAAAATCGTATAGGCAGTGTGAATGACTGGGGATACATTGGCGAAAACTTCATGGATGGCACACAAACAGCCAGTGGTAAGCCACCATTCTTTAGAGACATACAAATTATTGGTTTTGATCAACACAAGTATGCTAGATACATTTTGATCAATCCGTTGATTACCAATTGGAATCATGACACATATGATTATGCACAAGGCAACGGTACTATGCAACATAC